CAAAAAAAGTGGAGTTTGTTTACTCCACTTCTTAATTTTTTATGCATCTTTCCAGATGGCTAGAACGCTTTCTAGCTGGTCTTCATTTAAACTGAATAAATGTTTTGTATTACATGGAACTTGTTTTGCTTTAAACATATTCTCAATGTCAATAATTAGCTTCGCTTTGTAGTTTAACTCTTCTAAGAGTCTTTGCTCTGCTTTTGTTAGATTCGGTGTGGGATGAGTATAAACTGAGTCCTTGACTTGTCTAATCTCATTTAGTGTTCTCTTTCTTGCCATAATTAAAATTCTAGTTCTTCGTTTTTGTGGTTATCATAAATAATTTTTTCAATATCTACTTCCTGTACATTCAGAGAAGCAAATGGGGTTCTGTGCAATTTGTACACACTCCAATCTTGATTAGGGTGCAGCATATTTTGATTTCTCGCAATTAGTTCTGCCTTTGAGTAAGCGTGTTTATCATTTTCACCCTCGACATAAACTTCAAATGTTACTGTGTATCTCATATCTTTAATTTTTTAAAATGTTCTTACGTTTTCATAGACAGCTTTAATAACTGGGAACCTTAGAGAATGTGTACCATTCTTGTTTGTAGTTTCCTCAAAGTATTGAACTGTAATTTGTTTACCCAAAATTTCATCTGGGTTTTCAAAGTAATGACGTCTCTGTTCGTGGCTAAAACCACTACCGACTTGAACTCTGTTACCTTTATGTTCAATGATAACATTCTTCAACATCATCTCTTCAATTTCTTGACCATCAACAATTACTCTGTGATAATCATTCTCTAAGTCAACAACCATATATTCATCGTCAAACATCTGCTTAACTTTTAGAATATCTGTTGACCTCTTACCTTTGTATGTAGTATTCTTTCTAAGCATTAGACCTTCCCATCCACCTTTCTTAGACTTTTCCATCATCAAGTCAAAGATAGCATCAGAACATTCTAATTGCTCAAGAATACCAATCATCTCTGTCTCTTGTACGTACGTTCTAAGATTAACTAATCTCTTTGCAAAGTTATCTTTAGAGACTTTATCGTTAAAATCTTCTAAGTCTAGCATATCAAAGATATAGTAGTAAGGATTAGCAATTGTATGGTCCTTTCTTTTAATTTCTTTGATGATACCAGCAAAGTCTTCGTTCTTGTTTTCATCAACGATACAAACTTCGCCATCAAAGACAGTGTTAGTCAAGCCAAGAGCTTTAATATCTTTCTTTAGATTATCAAGTGTCAAGAATTCTTTACCTTGTCTAGAGAAGAATTTAACCTCACCGAACATGTCGATTACAGTCAAACATCTTACACCATCAAGTTTTCTTGAGACAAACCAACCATCTTCCCAGTTGACTTTCTTCTGAGTCTTCTCGTCGTAAGCTTTTGCTAACGCAACATCAAAGGTAGGAATAAGTCCTGGAATTACTTTATTAATCATTGATACAGTAGACCTAGTCTTAAGATTTCTGTCAATGATATTCCAGATAATATCTTCATATAGTTTGTTCTCTTCAACGAAACCATTTACAGTCTCAATTGCATCATGACCAGTAAGGTCTCTGTTTGCAAGAGCATCTAGTAGTTCAAAGATAGAACTGTAAGGTGTGAAAGGCATACAGAGATCTGACCTTTTCTTACAGTTTGCTGAAGTTACACCATACTGTTTGAAAGTGTCATAAGTATATTGTAATACTTTTAGTAGATCTGGTTGATTTTTATATTTTTCAATAACTGCTAACTTGTCTGAGTTAGAGTTTGTAGAGTTACTTTCCTCTATGAATTTTTTAGTGATTGCTAATTCTGCCATTAAGAAAATAGTTTAATAAGGTTAGGAATAAGAATGGACATGTAGAGTCCCATTGCAATAAACAAAAAGATGTCTACAGAGTCGATTTTTTTAATTAGTTTTTTCATATTAAAATACCGGGATATATTCTGATTTATAGTCTGTTAATTTAATCTCTGTCGGAGTACCGAACTTAAGCTCGTGAGACATATACTCGAACTTCTCATAGTCTGTAGACTGCTTAGCAACTAAAGACTTAAGAGCATTTACCACGTTCTCTTCGTCATAGAAAAGATCGTCTGGATCAAACCCATTGATTACAAACTCATGGCCACCTTTTGGCTTCCAGTGAGGAGTATTAGTGTCTGAATAGTTTTCGTAGTATTGGGCGTTAATTATCAATGTCGTCATTTGTTCTGATGTTTAATTACAGTACTAATATAATAAAAATATCTGACATAAAAAAATCTAGAGGCAATTATTTTGCAAAAAGTTTGTTCAAAGGATAAACATTATCATCTGACTCACCTCTTTCTGGATGCCATTGCACTGCCCAGATCTGTTTATCTTCGTCTGCAATACCTTCTACCACATATTTGTTCTCTGTCCAATGAGTTACTTTAAAATTAGATGCAATAGGCAAACAGTATTGATGGTGTCTTGAGTTGACCCACATTTTGTTGCCATCATTATCGTAGACGTGGTGATATTGACTGACTTTCTCTAAATGTTCTTCGTTCTCTGAAAAATCATCTGCAGCATGAGATTCTAATACTGGTTTCTCTAAGTTTAGAACTCCACCGCCAAAATAATGATTTAGCATTTGCATACCTCGGCAAATACCGATAATTGGTTGATTAGCCTCTAGTGCTTTACCTATCCATTCAACTTCTAAACTATCTCGCTCTTTATCTTTACCAATATCTGCTCCACCACACAGAATAAGTGGATATTTAGCTTTCTTAGTGTATTTGTTTATGAATATAGGTTCAAAGCCATTTGTAATTAACCAAGCTTCATATTGTACAAGTTCTAATTTACCTCTTGGAGGTGCAAAGTGTACTCTCATAACTATTATATACAAAAAAAGCCCAGTGTTTAACTGGGCTTTAAAATTGTGTTACTTAGATGATTCTTACTTCTTGTCGAATACTTTCCACAGGATTAGTAAGGCAACTAAGCCAACGAATCCTCCATCACCTAGAGATTTTACAATCTCCATAACATTTCCTACAACGTTCGTACCGAACACACCTACGCCGAATACTACTTCAACTAAGATGCTAAGTGATACGAAAGAGATTAGGATTGTTGATAGGCCACCAAAGAAGTCACCTACCTTTGCAAACATGTCTTTCATGATTTTGTGATTTATTTAAAGCCCCGTCCCCCGAGTCTTTAAAAGCCGTAATTATTCAGACTTGTTTTCTTCTTTCTTCTTACCGAAGATTTTATCCGCAGATGCTAGACCTAGACCACCAATACAAATTGCTGCTACTGCATTTACCAGAGTTGGTTCTACAGGCATATCTGTATAAAGGTTAATCATTAGGGCAGCACAAAGTGTAATGCCTGCTAAAATTCCGATAAACCTTTTGGATGAAGGTGTACCTTTCTCGTCTTTCAGAAGACCTGAAAGCCAGTTGATTATCTTTTTCATTTTAGGCTAGATATTTTTACAATATACTGTATATATCGTTACGAAATGTCGTTTGAGTTAATTAGAGTGTATGAGAATGAATTACCCCATCTATCTCTAGCTTTATACATGATATTCATGAAATCGTAAAAATCATCTTCTTTTGAGAAAACTTGGCATCCAGCTGACCATTTGTCAACTTGAACTGAGCCTGATTTCCATGAACCAGCTTTATGGATATTAATACCGAAGATACCATTTTGTACATCTTCTTCGATTAAATCATACTCATCGTCTAAGTTTTTATCTCTGTAAACTTTTACTGCACCTTTTTGTCTAAGTGCTTCATATTTACCTTGGTGTAAGCCAATCATGTGAGAGCCTCTGTATTGTCCCTCTTTTAAGATAGCAACTCCATCTTTATTCATTAAGTGTTCAGCCCAGTATTTACCTGGATCTGTAGTACATTTCCAACAGTTAAAGTGCCAATCACCTGCATCATCTTTATATGATACCGTCATACAATCATCAAACTTGTTAGTGATTTCATCTCCTGTTGCTCCATTTCTTACTCCAACGATATTTACGTTGTAGGCGCCGTGGTGAAAGTACTTATGTCCTTTCGACTCTACAGCTTTTTCAATTTGTTCTCTTGTGTAGCAATTCATAATTATTGTGCTCTTTTTTCTTTACATTGTTCACATTGACAATCGTCAGTAGGGTCAGCTGGTGCTGAAGGTTTTACTGGCGGAGTTGTCGTCCCATCTCCATGTTCTGATATTTTGTCCAAAATTTGTTGGTCGTGTTGGTGGTCTTTGAACCAAAAATCAATTACTTTCGTGAAACCACCGATTAGGGCACCTAGGAGTAACATTAAGATTTCTTTCCAATCTTTGTCTAGTGCATGGTCGCTAATCATTGCGTGTTCTATACCTATTAGAACCAGGAAGAACGATCCGACAATTACTGTACTTAATAGTACTCTACCCCAAAATTCTTTCTTAATTATATTAACAAATGCTTTCATAATATAGTATTCTTATACTATATATCATCATTTTAGAGACTTCTCGATAGCTTTCTTAACAGCAGATGCAAATGTGGTTTTATTAAAAGGTAGCTCTTCATTCTGTAAGTCTATGAATGTAGATTCTACTGTAGTTTTAGCTTTACCTATTGACTCTATTACTTTACCATCTTTGTAAATATGTAGAGTTACTATGGTTTGTTTTTTAGTTTTTGTCCATGGACCGATTTGAATTCCAGTCTGAGGAGCTTCAATAGAATGAACTATAATTTCTACTGGACTACCACCAACACATAGGTCATTATTTTCTGATATTACATCTTCCATCATTTGTTTGATACCGAATGTAATCCTTTTCTTGCTTATTTCTTCCATTTCCACATGAGTTACTACGTCTTTTACTTCATAGCAGATTGAGCAACATTTATCCTGTGCGAATAACATAGTTGGGAAGAATAATAGAATGATTAAATTTTTTAGCATATTAGAATCTTATTTTTCCACCAGTTAAGACTTGATAATTTAGAGCATTTCCATTTGAATGCCAAACTCCAGTAAAACTGATATTGTATTTGAATGTTTTTGTAATTTTAATGTCCCAAGAACTAAATGGAACAATTAGAACTCCCGGATCCCACCATTTACCTTCGTAAAATTGAGTAAAGGGAGAATAGACACCTAACAGTAATGTAGATGTTGTAATTTTTGGACTAACTCTAAAGTTTCTGTGGACTCCACTAACAGCAGATAGATTCTGTAGATTTCTTTCACCTAGTTTACCAAATGTAAAGTTTAAACCTGCAAGTCCTGTAAATTTCTTTTTGCCAAACTTAAATGATTCTAGTGCAGTTGTAGTATTGAGTAAATTTTCTTTGAAGTCGTACATAGTAGTATTTGCTGCTACTAGGTTGAATGTTCTCTTTGGATTAATCCATGATTTATATAGAGTTGCACTAAAGTCATTTGTCACAGAAGTGTATGTAAATAGTGCTCCTTGTATTTTATTTTGTTCTGTATTTGCATGTGTGATAGAAGTAACTACTTTTACTTGTCTACCATTTGAATTATCTCTATTGTCAATAACAACTATATCTCCAGATGCAATTAGAGAACCTGCATTTTTATTAGCTTCCGAGCCACCATCACCTCCGTCTACTGCATTTGAGACAGAATTAGCTAAAGACATAGCACCAGCACCTTCTGCTTCTTCATCCTCTGTGGCATCATCAGTGCCATCTGCTGAGTTGCCACTACCAGATGTATTATCACTTCCTCCACTAGATTGGGATGAACCAGAGCCACTGGATGAGCCAGAACTAGATCCAGATGCGCTATTCTGACTATTTTGGCTACCAGATGAGTTACCACTGCTATTTTCTTCACCTTCTTCGTCCTCTCCTGCTGAATTATCTATTGCTTCTGCGACTGGAACTGCAGAACCACCTATAGCCTGAGGTATCATATCTCCACCGAGTACTGCCATAATACTTGTGACTACCGTTACTGTATTTTGTACTACCACTGAATTTGTGGTATTCATAATTACTTGAGTTACAGATTCACATGGACTAGAAGAATTAGCTTGAGTTACCAGATCCATCCATGCATCAAAAGTACCATTTGTAAAATCAGTTTGTGTAAATGTCTGTACATTACCAAAATAATTTAGTGCAATAGAGTTACTAGAACCCATATTAATAGTCTGTTGGGTTAGAGTACATGGATCTGTAAATGTATAAGACCATTGGCCATAACTGACTAATGGTGCTAAGAATAACAGAAGTGTAATTATTTTATTCTTCAAATATGCCACGCTTAATCATTCTTTTTACAATTCTAGCTGAGGCAGATTCTAGTGCTTTCTTAGTTGCAATACCAATTGTTGACTGATTGAACTTGACTTCATTGTCTTCACCAATTTGAGTTCTTTTAATCGTGACTGCTTCACCACTTCCACTTCCAGTAAAAATAGTTCCAGTCTCGGCATTGACAAATCTTACTTGCATACCAATAATAGTTTTTAGTACAGTCTTTACTCCATCGACTGTAACCTCTTCTTCCTCAGAAATTGAGTAGTCATATATTTCTACATATACAAAATACTCTGCTAACACAACATTACCGATAACTTGAATATCATTTGCTGATATACCTTTCGCTGCGGCTTGATGTTGTTTAACCATTCTCTGTTTGATTTCTTCTTTATCTTCTGTAAATAGAAATCTATCTGTCCACTCTAAATAGGATAGAGTGATATTACTAACACCTAGACCTACTCTATTCTCTCTCAATTCTGGATAGAATTCATATAGTTCTGCTGTGAAGCCTATATTTAATACTTGAATAGGCAGTTGATAATCTAACATATAGTCAGATACCTCGTCTATGTCTGCTTTTTGTTCGAAGCCAGCTTTATAGTCTTCAGTCTCAGTTTTACCTATTTGAGCTTGAACTGTAAATGTGGCTAACAAAAAGATTAGTGTGAATAATCTTACCATGTTATTTCTTCTTCTTTCTTTTCTACCTCTTTAACAATCACTGTTGGTTTTTCTTTCTCCACTATATTATTGATAATAATCTGTGGTTGTTGAATACTATCTTGTACTACTACTGGAGCTGGTTCCTCTTCAGGGCCAAAATAAGACTCCATGTTAGTAATAAAGATACCAAAACCAGCGGCGATGACTAGGCCAACGCCAGCTATGATTTGATTTTTAACTTCAGAAAAGAATTTGTTTTCTTCTTTTGCCATTACTTCTTAATTGTTTTAAATGTTTTGACGAATTTACCGTTAGTTACTTGTAGAAGATAAACTCCTTGTGGTAGTGTAGACAAGTCCATTTGGAATTGTACCCATCCTGCAAAGAATGTTCTTCTAGTTCTAATATATTCTCTATTGCTATAGCTTATTACTCTAACAAGATATTCGCCATTGTCTGGTACTGTTAGGTCGAATGTAATTGGACCTACTGTTGGAACTGGATAAACCATTCCATAAATACCATCTGCTGGTTGTACTTCAAAAGGCATCATTCGTTTATTCACATAGCCATCTGTGTTTTCAACTTGAATATCCATGCCTATATCTGTTCCAGCTGTTTTTCTACCAATCGTAATTGGAATTTCTGTCCAATCTTGATCGATAACTCTAAATCTTACTGTAAACAATTCTGTTGTATTGCTTATAGTAAAATTACCGAAGGAAGCATCATAGCCTCCCCATCTAACAGTTTCACCTTCCCAGTCCATAGTATATGTTAACCACTCTTGGGCTTTAGGTGTCACAGTAATAGATACAAACTCTAAATAGTCTGGATCGTAATTCAAAGCGAATTCTAGACTACCAACAATTTCACCTGCAGTTTCAATTTCTACAGGTAGATTGATATACTCACTAACAGGCACTTCAATCTCAGGTACATTAAAAATGACCTGAGACTGAGCGCTTGTTGTTAGTAATAACAATAATGTTAATAGTATACACCTCATATTAGTTTAACCCTGTACCGTTGGCATCACCTAAGATTAACAGGTAGTAGTTACCAGCAGTTGTGTTGTTAATTTGTGGTGATAAAAATTCTGTTTGACCAGGAATTGATGTAGACGGATCCACGTTCGAGTTAGTAATCGTGTTGTACTGAGCTTCAGTAAAGAATAACACATCTGGGTTTGCAGGATAACCTGTACCATTCTGTGCCAGTCTAGCGAATACTAAATATGAATCTGAAACTGTAATTCCTTGAGCCTGGTTTGGATTAGCAGTATACCACTGAACTCCTGCGGCGTTTTGTACACCTGCAGCAATTTGAGCAATCATGTTTGCATCTGCAGTTGATAGTGCAGAGCCACCATTTATACCCGCGGCAATCTTAAGTCTAATCTGCCAGTAAGCTTGGTCTAAGTTCTCTGAGAATACAGCAGTTCCATCTGCAGCAGTTGTTACCGTAGCAACATCTGACCAAGTGTTACCATCTGAAGATTTCTGTAAGATAACATCAATAGATTCAGCTGGATTAGAAGGACTATTTAAGATAGTCGCAGTATAATCAAATGCTGGTTCTACAAAGTTACCGCCATTGTCTGATGTACCTAAGGCAGCATCAGTACCTGCAGCAGTAGCATAATAAGCTGTTAAGCTGTTTGAGAAATCCATGCCAGAAACTGAACCGTTAGTGTAATTCGATAGGAATGGTAAATCTACTGTAAACATGTGACCTGCAGTCAGATCAAAAGACGTAGACGAACCTGTGTAAACCCATACAACTTTAATAAGACCATTGTTGGCATCTACATTTGTTGTCATATAGTTGTCAGAAACTGAACCTGCATACGAAACAGATGGTGTGTCAAAAACAGTATTATCATAAGTGAAAGCAAACTGAATACCTTTTACTGCTGTACCAGATGTATTGTCATAATAAATCTGAACTGCCGTATTTGAAGAACTCGTAGTCGACTCTAGAGTGTACGTTGAATCAAAAATAACATACGGTTTGGTATTATCTGGTGCAGACGTCTGTCCGAAGACAGTCAGCGATCCGAATACCAAGGCTAGTGTTAGAAGAATGTTTTTTAATTTCATTTGTTTTAATTATTTTTAGTTTTTATGGCCTGCTCTTATTACATAGAAAGTCGTTGAATTTCCGTTGGCTAAATCAAAGAGAGACCATGCTCCGTAACCGGAGATCGTGGTTTTGTCGTCTGTGTCTACTGAAACTGCATTCCAAATATATGGTTGCTGCCAGGAGTTTGTGGTCCATAATGTTGGTGCACTATTCGGATAGTTTGCAAATGCTGAATTACCATGTCTATTTTGGTGCATAGTGTAAATATCCGAGACCGTAAAGGACCCTGTATTGTTAACATCCATTCTCCAGTAATCCTTGGAACTAACTGGACCTGTGAGAATTCTATCCTGAAACCAGTTAATATCTGAAACTGTCAGAATATCTGGTTCTGGACCGATGTCTATTGTAAAATCATAATCGTTGTAATCTAATGTGGTATTAAATGAATAATAGCCGTTTGAATCTGTTGTTGTAGTAGCTTGTGTTGTATATGAGAAACCTACTTGGTTTTTATTCTGTGTCTTTAGGTAAACTACTTGACCAGCAATACCTGTTTCTTCTGCTCCTTTAATATAACCATCTGCTGTGATAGGTTCAAAATCAGGATCGGTAGCAGACCATTCTCCTAATGGATGTGAAGAACCATTATTACCACCTAGCTGATTAAATGAACTACCATTTGGTATTCTGTATTGAAATTGTGCTCCACCTTCACCACCATAGTTTTGAATTCTTAATTCAAATTCGTACCATTGTGTTTTGTCTAAGTAAACATTATCTCTCTGGTTCCATGTGTTCCAGCCATAATGTTTAGTAATAATATCGTTGGCATAACCCAGACCCTTAATCATAAACTCATGAGAGTCATCTGTTCTAGTTCTAAATGAATAGTTACCAGTCTTATTTGGTTTAAACCAACCATGATAAACTACTGCAAATCTATCGTTTCTAGCTCTTGGCGGGTTCCAGTTACCATTAAGAATACCAACACCTCTTGGACCTTGATAACTTAAAACGTCTACTGTTGTATCGACATAGAGTTCAGTACCTGCAGATG